CTAGAATCTGGATTTAAATATACAGGTAGAGTTTATGATACTATGTTGGGGGAGTATATACTTAATAGAGGTATAAGAAAAAGTTTAACACTTGAGATGTCTTGTCGTAGAAGAAAGATAGGATCTAAAGACAGTGCCATAAAAGAATTTACAGATAGGGGTATACCATTCCAAGATATACCAGTTGATGTAGTAGAAGAGTATGGTAGGATAGATGTTGCTATAACTAGAAAACTATTTGATTCACAGATGGATGATCTAAAAATGGCTAAAAATAAGGGTTTATTGATGACTCTCAAGATGATGAATGAGTTTTTAGTTGTGCTATCTGATATGGAAAGAAATGGAATTAATATTAATTTAGAAGAACTACATAGTGTAGAAAAAGAATATCGTGCAGAGTTTGCATATTTAAAACAAAAGATAGATAAGATAGTATACAAACAAATGGGTGATACAAAAATAAATTTATCTAGTCCAGAACAATTATCTTGGTTGATATATTCTAAAAAACCAAAAGATAAAAAAGAGTGGGCTAAAATATTTAATGTAGGTATAGATAAAAGCACTGGTAAAAACAAAAGAAGACCACAATATTCAAGACAACAATTTAGAAATCTAGTTTCAGATAATACAGAAGTTATACATAGAACTGTTGCACAACAATGCCATACATGCAAAGGTAAAGGTGTTATAAAGAAAGTAAAAAAAGATGGTAGCCCATACAAAAATTATACTAAATGTCCTGACTGTGATGGTGAGGGTTA